GACGCTGAGTACGGCCGAAAAGGCCTGGAGGAAGTAACGACATGACTGGCAGGCGAGTATCCGTAGCGTTCCCCATCTACACCAACCTGGAGAAGCCGATTCCGGTGGAGGCTCCCGGCCGCGACATCGCGGACCCGGGACCCGCCGCAGGCCGCATCATGCGGTCCGCTGCCTCCCCCGATTTCGAGGACACCTCGCCTGCCGACCTTCCCTCCGGAACTGCTTTCTGCCCCGACGACGCCACGCTGCGCGTCCGCATCAGCCAAGCTGCGCACATGGCGGCCACGGCCGGCGCGCTGGCCTCTTATCCGGGGCTCGCAGAAGTCGAAGCGGAGCACGCCGCTAAGTTCACTTGGCAGCGCGGCGCTGCCCCAGGCTGGCACGCCCAGCCCGGAGGGGTCGGGAACGCGGGTGCTGGGCTAGCCTCAATGGCGAAGGGGCTTCGTGCCGTCTGGCAGTCGCTCGGACCTGCCGGCTCGCCCCTGCCCACCAGCTTCCCGCTCTCAACGAACTCCGGGATGCCCTTCTACAACAAGCACCCCGTGACCAAGGTGCATGCCGCGCTGTGTGCCACGGCTGCCCGCGACGTCAGCGAGCTGGAGGACCTCCTTGCCGCGTCCGCCGCGATTCTGGGATCAGAGCAGGAGATGCACGCCATCATGTTCTCCCGCACCGGGCCCACGAAGAAGAAGTTGCCCATCCGGCGCTTCGTCGAAGGACGGCTCGCCGAGGTGGGCGCTGCGACTAGCGCTTACCCGCGTCGGCGCGACGTCCGCGGGGTGCCCGCCGCGCTGAACATGTTCATGCAACCGTGGTTCAACGCGGTGAAGCATCGACTGCTGTCCGACCCCCGCTACCGCCACGCGGGCAAGGACGACATGACGCTCCACCTACGCGCCCTGGTGGAGAGGGCTGCTTACGCTAACAGATGCGACGTGTCGGAGATCGAAGTGTACGAGGACGACATCTCGAATTTCGACAAGTCCGTGGCCGCTACCCATCAGGACGCGCTCGCTGAGTGCTACGCGGAAGTGTGGCCGCCGACGATCACGCACGCGTGGCGACGGATCCATACCATGGCGGTCCTGGCTCCTCCCCTCACCGCGGATCGCGGTGCCTACCTCTACGAGAGGCCCGAAGGCGGCCAAACGACCAGCGGGGCTATCGATACGTCAATCACCGGGAGCATGATCAACTCCGGGCGGGTCATGGAAGCCGTGGCCGCTGCTACCGGGCGGGATGTCATCGCTTGCGAGGCCGACCGCGCAGCGGGGCGGTGGGCCATGATGATCTGGGGTGACGACACGCTACTCGTCATGCCGAGGGCAGGCTTCGATGTGAACGCTTACACCCAGCGGAGCGAGGAGCTTGGATTCACCTGCAAGATTAGGCCTGGGCGTACGTTCTTAATGACGTACCTCCACTATGAGACGGCGTCGTGGTTTCCGCTCGCCGCCCGCGTGTTCCAGCAGACGATAGCCAACGAATACGGGCACGACAGCGAGGAGCAGGAGCTCTTCGCGCTCTACGCCCGGACTTCTGGGTTCTTTAGGCATCCGTGGCATACTAGCACGTGGGCTATGATGCTCGAAGAAACGAGGTACCGTAGGCGCCCCGCAGTTCGATCGCGCGCCGACCTAGGGATGTG